TGTCGTTGCGAGTATTTATGGTATAAAGGGTACACAGATTTTTAAAAACGGAGGAAAAAAATAATGACTGGAACATTTATAAAAAAATTAATGACAGGTGTAGGTCAAGCAATTAACAAAACTAAAACAAATGTACCTACAACAGAAATAGGAAAAAAAACAAGAGATTTAAAAATTGCTATACAAAAAGCAAAAGCTGGAAAAGCAAAATTAGACCAAACTGTTTTTGAAATGAAAAATAATAAACCTTTTACTTTTAAAAGTAATAAAGGAAAATCAGAATCAAATAAAGAATCATATAGAAGAATACAAGGAGAAAATACTAAAGTACTTAAAGGTATGCTTGATAAAGCTACTGGAAAAAAAGATGGTGGCAGAATTGGTAGAAAATTTGGTAGTCCTAATCCTAAAAAAACAAACATTGAAAAAATAAAAGAAACGTTTGGTCCAAAGAAAAACGTTCCAAGTAAACTTAAAGGTTTTTCAAAACTACCAGAAGCGGTTCAACAAAAAATGAACAAGAAACTAGCGAGAAAAGTCTAATGGCAAAACTGTGTCCAAAAGGTAAAGCCGCAGCTAAAAGAAAATTTAAGGTATATCCTTCAGCATATGCTAACATGTATGCATCAGGAGTATGTTCAGGTAAAATCAAACCAGGCGGAAGAAAAAAAGCTATGGGTGGTGGAATGATGGATATGACTAGAATGAGATACCTAAAAGGAGGACAAGTATAATGGCATCAAAACAAAAACAAGCATCTAAAATTTCTTCTGCAAATATTAATGAGTTAGAAAATTTAGCAGCTATTAAGTCTTTTAATGACATGAAAGAAGGATCTAAAAAAGAACTTGCAAATGAACAAATTGAAAATGCTATAAGCACTAAAAATATTGGAAAGAAACCAAAAATAACTAAAAAAGGTTTTAAAAAAATTGTAGATGCTGCAACAGATGATAAACAATTAACTCGTACTAAGAGATCAATGTCAAGACACGGTGTATCTCCGGTAAAAGACGGATTTAAAGATGGTGGACGAATGGGCTATAAAATGGGTAGTAAATGTAAGATAGCTACTAAAGGCAAAGGAAGAGCTTACGGAAAGAATTCGTAATGCGTACACACTTTTCACAGGGTGGTTTAAGAAAATGGGTAGCGGACAAATGGGTGGACATTGGAGCACCGAAGAAAGACGGAAAATATCAACCATGCGGGAGAAGCAAAGGCTCAAAGAGGAAGTATCCGAAATGCGTCCCACTTGCAAAAGCCACACGGATGTCAAAAGGGCAAAAGGCGAGTGCTGTCAAACGAAAACGAGCAGCCGGTAATCCTGGCGGTAAACCAACTAACGTAAAAACATTTGCATAATGAGAAAACAAGATAACATGCCCGCAAGAAACAAAAAAAATTTCAGATCTACAAAGTCTGGAGCAGGTATGACACGAGCCGGTGTCGCTGCCTATAGAAGAAAAAATCCCGGTTCTAAATTAAAAACAGCGGTAACTGGAAAAGTCAAACCAGGATCTAAAGCTGCAAATCGACGTAAGTCGTACTGTGCAAGAAGTGCAGGCCAAATGAAACAATTTCCAAAGGCTGCAAAAGATCCTAATTCAAGACTAAGACAGGCCAGAAGGAGATGGAAATGTTAACTGAAAGACAAAAAACAACACTTAAAAAACACAGCAAGCATCATTCTTCAAAGCATATGGCTAGCATGAAAAAAGACATGAAAAAAGGAATGTCATTTTCAAAAAGTCATAAAAAAGCTATGAAGAAAGTTGGTGTTTAGTGCAATTAGAAACAGTAATTAATAAACTTTTAAGATTTTTAAAAGAAAGAACAGAAGACTTATCCGTATCAGTCACATCTGGAGGGGTTGACAGTATGGAAAATTACAAGTATATAATAGGACAAATCAATGCCTACGAGGCAACACTACAGGAAATCTCTAACCTGCTAAATGATAAGGAGCACAATGAAGGAACAGTCATCGATATTAACACCAAACAATGATCTTGTTGGTGTAAAAAAATCAGAAAAAAAAGAAGAACCGAAATTACCAAAACCTACTGGGTGGAGGATGATAGTTTTACCTTTTAAAATGAAAGAAAAAACTAAAGGTGGATTAGTATTAGCTGAAACAACTTTAGAGAGGCAACAAGTTGCATCTCAGGTTGGTTTAGTTTTAGCTATGGGCCCACAATGTTATCAGGATAAAGAAAGATATCCCGAAGGTCCATGGTGCAAGGTCCAAGATTGGGTAATGTTTGCACGTTACGCTGGATCAAGGATCAAGATAGATGGTGGAGAAATGCGTCTGCTAAACGATGACGAAGTGTTAGCAACAATTGATAGTCCAGAGGACATCTTGCATGAGTTTTAATCATAGGAAGGAGTAACTATGCCAGAAGAAGAAAAAAAAACAGTTGATATAGATACATCGGGTCCCGATGCAGAAATATCTATTGAAGAAAAAAAAGAAGAAGCCGTTGTAGAAACGGAAAGTACGGAACAAGAAACAGGAACAGATAAATCATTTGAAAATGAAAGAGAAACAAAGTTAGATGAAAAAAAATCAGATGAAACATTAGAAGACTACAGTAAAGGTGTACAATCTCGTATTGCGAAACTAACTCGTAAAATGAGAGAAGCAGAAAGAAGAGAACAAGCTGCTGTTGAGTATGCACAAGCTGTGGAACAAAAAAGACAGATATTAGAAAAACGTTTTGAAAAAACGGATTCTGATTACATTAAAAAATTTGAGACAACTATATCGTCAGGTTTAGAGTCTGCACAAAAAGAATTAGCTGCAGCTATTGAATCTGGTGATGCGGCATCTCAAGTAGAAGCTAACAAAAGAATTGCGCAACTCGCATTTGAGAACGCAAAACTGGAAGCAGCTAAGGAAGGTAGAGAAAAAATACAGGAAGAAAAACCTGTACAACTCTCTCAAGCTAACAATGTAAACATTCCTAAAAGAGAGGATCCAATAAATCCGGATCCTAGAGCTGAAGCATGGGCGTCAAAAAACTCATGGTTTGGATCTGATAGAGCAATGACATACACTGCGTTTGAGATACATAAGGATCTTACTGAAAAAGAAGGGTACGATCCAAGTTCTGACGAGTATTATGCGGAAGTAGACAAGAGAATAAAAGTTGACTTTCCACATAAATTTGGTAATACTGAAAGAAATACGACAGCTCCCGTTCAGACGGTCGCTTCAGCACAAAGAAGCGTAAAGCCTGGTCGCAAAACTGTGAGACTCACATCATCACAGGTCGCAATAGCGAAAAAATTAGGTGTGCCACTCGAAGACTACGCAAAACAATTAAAAATCACGGAAGGAGCGTAACATGGAAAAAAAAGAAAACACTTCTCGTGCGAACCAAACACGGTCAAAGTCTGAAAGACCTAAAGTGTGGGTTCCACCATCTTCTCTAGATGCACCCCCTGCGCCTGATGGATTCAGGTATAGATGGATAAGAGCAGAAAGCGTTGGCTTTCAGGATACTAAAAATATAACTGGACGAATTAGAGAAGGTTATGAGTTAGTTAGATCTGAAGAAGTCGAAAATGCAGCTGATTATCCAGTCCTCGATGAGGGCAAATACAAAGGGGTGATTGGGGTAGGAGGCCTTCTACTTGCGAAGGTACCTGAAGAGATCGCGAAGCAGAGACAAGAGTATATGGCTAATCGCCATAAACAACAAGACGACGCTGTAAACAACGACCTTATGAAGGAGCAGGATAGTAGAATGCCGATCAATGTTGAAAGGCAATCTCGTGTAACCTTCGGTGGTACGAAAAAATAATTTTTTCAATCACTGAATTTAATAAACCGTACTGGAGGCCCTTCGGGGCAGGTACATAAGGAGAAACAACTATGGCAAATAGAAACACACAAGGTTTTGGTTTGATTGCTGCAGGTGCGCTTGGATCAACTCCAGCCACTTCTGGTCAAGGCAAATACAAAATCGACGCGGGTTTTGCAACTACACTATTTCATGGTGCAGCTGTTGCTTCTAATGCTGGTTACGTTATCGATGGACAAACAACTGATGCACCTATTTTAGGTGTGTTAAATGGAGTATTCTTTAATGCGGCTACAACTTTAAAGCCGACGTTTTCGAATCACTACGTCCAAGTAACACCAGCGAACTCAGAAGATATCGATGCATTTGTATTCGATAACCCAACACAACAATATGTAGTATCAACTGATGATGCAGTAGCACAATCTGGATATTTAGAAACGTATGACATGAATACAACGGCAGGTAGTACAACTACTGGTCAGTCTTCAGCTACACTAGATATCGGAGACACAAGTGCTGATGCAGCTTCATGGAGATTACTTCGATCTGCTGAAGATCCTGAAAACGATGAAAATGCGGCTTTCAGATCTGTAGTAGTAGTTGCTAATCTAATTGAACTACAATCGTAAAGCTAGAATAGGAGAACAATCATGGCAATATCACGATCACAACTAGTTAAAGAACTAGAGCCAGGTTTGAACGCACTGTTCGGCTTGGAATACAAAAGGTATGAAAATCAGCATGCTGAGATTTATACTGCAGAATCATCTGACAGAGCTTTTGAAGAAGAAGTAATGTTAAGTGGTTTTGCAAACGCACAAGTAAAAGGTGAAGGTTCAGGTGTATCATTCGATGAAGCACAAGAAACTTTCACAGCTCGTTACACTCACGAGACTGTTGCTTTAGCATTCGCAATCACTGAAGAAGCGATTGAGGATAACTTGTATGATAGACTTGCGTCTAGATATACAAAAGCTTTAGCAAGATCTATGAGTAACGCTAAGCAAGTAAAAGCTGTCGAGCCACTAATTCAAGGTCTTCCTTCAACGGATGGTTTTGATTCAGGTGACGGTGTATCTTTATTTAATACATCACACCCAACAGTGTCTGGAACTTTTCAAAACACACTAACTACTCAAGCAGACCTTAACGAAACTTCGTTAGAGCAATCTTTGATCGACATAGGTCAAATGACTGACGAAAGAGGTCTTAGAGTTGCAGCAAGAGGAGTGAAAATGATCATTCCTTCTGAGCTTCAGTTCACAGCTGAGAGATTAATGAAATCTCAAGGTAGAACAAGCACAGCTGATAATGACATCAATGCAATTGTGTCTATGGGTATGATTCCTCAAGGTTATAGAGTGAATAATTACCTAACTGATACAGATGCGTTTTACATCATTACAGACATTCCTAATGGAATGAAAATGTTCAACAGAGCTCCGTTGACAACTGCAATGGAAGGTGATTTTGATACTGGAAACGTTAGATACAAAGCTAGAGAAAGATATTCATTTGGAGTATCCGACCCTAGAGGTATCTTCGGCGTCGAAGGTGCGTAATCAATAAAACTTTTTGTGGCCGAACACAGTTCGGCCACATTCAATAAATAACATGGTGAGATCATGAAAACATTCACAGTAAAAATATGGGCATACGATCACTACGCAAAATTTAATGTTTTGTCAGAAGATAATGCTATTTCTCTTGAAGAATCAATCCTTGACAAATTGGGAGAAAAGAGTATAAACTGGGAATATCTCGGAAACAACTATAATAGCGAGATAAATCGAATAACTTATGAGGAGGTTATTGATGATACAAGACCTATACAAACAAAAAAGGTCCTTGGAGTTGAAGTGGCAACAGGAGCATCTATCTAATGATAGATACACTCTTGAAATGGT